ATTTGTTTGTTTGTTTTCTTATTTATGAAAATTTTATTCAATTATATGATTGTTTCTTATTATAATTTATATACATGTATTTAATATTATTTAATATGATATTTCCCATATTTCTTCAGGATTTACAAGTTTTGCTTGTTTACTAAATATATCCCTTAGATATGCGGGTAGTATCCTATTCCAAATTGTATTTGAACCTTTGTATAAGCTGTATAATTTTTGTTTACTGCGTACTATTGCAGCTATAAATTCACAAAACTCTGTTACAACATTTATTTTATTGTTAAAACTTGTTTTATGTCTTTCATAGGCTGCTTTAGAAACTTTATCTCTTACTATATCATTTAAATACATTTTATGATTATCAGCAAATGAAATATGAAATAAGTCCAAATGCTCTTTACAGAACATATCATTTCTTCCTAACTTTATTATTGTTTTTACAGGATCAGGAACAAATATCCATGTATCATATACTTTTATTAAAATTTTTGAAGAAAAATAAGGCGCTTCAGGGAAATATTCAATTTTTGCTGATAGATTAAATATTTCTGCGATATGACTTGTTTGATCAGGAATTATTGCTTTTGCATTATGTATAATTAGAGAATCATCACCACCATATAAACCACCAATTGCATTTTTTAAATCAAATGTAAAAGCTAATGAAAACATAGTTACAAGTGTATTACCTATAAAAGTTAGAACATCACCACTTCTTCTTTGATATTTAGTTGCTACTCTAATACCAAGGTTATGAAATACTAATGTATTTAATATGTGACATTTTAACCATTCGTCTGTAAATTCTTCAGGTACACCCATTCTTCTCATTATTATTATGGTCACGGTTAATATTAATTCTTCTTGACTTTTGTCAAATTTTGAGTAATCTATTTCTTGGAAAATGACATTTTCTTCTCCATTTACTAGTTTGTTAAAATAGCCACTTAATTGTGTATTTGATAATTTTTCATTAATTACCCATTTATCTTTTAAACTGCCCTTTAAAATTGCAGTAAAACAACGGATAAAGTTTGCATTTGCGGCATTTATTAATGGGTGATGTGCAGTTATTATTTGCCCTGATGGCAATGCGTCATTGTGTGTATTTTCCATATATGGTTTATGATTTGGTTTTAAATGACTCGTATATATATTTTCATTATGATCATTTATTTCATGAGCACTTATAGATGATATTTGCTCGTGGCTTCTATTTGCAAC